ACAAAATCGTCTAAGTAGAACACTGTGAATGTATCAAATATAGTTCCCTCTTTACCAGCTTGGCCTAAATCAGTACCTATCCCGTTAGAGTTTTTTTTTTAGATGCCGTAACATCGGCTGTAATTAGGAGTCCATTCTCATCGTATCTTGACCTGGTAAGCTGTCCGTAGATTTCATTGGAGCTTAATTCCATAAATACCACTTCGGCTGTACACTCAAAGTCATTTAACTTCATTGACAATGGCCAAAACTTCTTACCTGCTAAAGGTCCTTGATTAGGGAACTCATAAATAGCTCCATATTGTAAATCAATACCAATTAGTGTGCCAACAAAGATGTTACGATAATCAGAATATTGATTAAGAATATTTCTAGCACAATACTCCAAAATAGTAAATTTGTCTTCTTCATCTCTTTCATACCATGATCCAGTAGTTTGTCCTGTAAAGAAATCATGGTAGTAAGAAGGTATTGCACCATATTGTCCATTATAATTAAATAGAAATGCAGAAGGTTCTTCAATATCGTAAATAGAGAACTCCTTTTGATTAAAATTATCTCCATTATACATAACCTTTCTTTCAGGTATAATAGAAGTATATTTTAAGTTATCAACATGGAATATTTCTCTTGTAGGCCACTTTTTACCTAAATACGTTAATGGCTTAGGACCATTAATACATATATCACTATACCAAGATTCAAAATTACCAGTAGTTCCTTTTAATCCTGCATGAAATTCAACATAAACAGAATAAGATTCATACTTATAAATATCCCAATCATCTAAAATATCAGGGAAAGGGAATTGCTGTGAGAATGAAGTTACATTATCATCACTTGGGTAATTAGTAGACTTTTGGTAGTAATGTGGAGAGTTTTTCCACTTGCCAGATAAGAAATCATAATAATACTCAGCTACACCAGTTATATAGGGTATTTGAGCTATTAAAGCAAAAGTAGGATTCTTTGTAGGGCATTGAAAAGATACATTAAATCCTTCTCCCCATCTTATTGGCAATCCTTTTGTAGAATAAAAATCATTTTGATTTAAGTTAGTAGTAGTTGAAGTAATACCAACTTTATACTTATTCTCTAATTCGTTGTATAATAAATATGATTTTACATTAGCCCCTTTGTAAAAGAAATCTAGTAAAGTTTGAGCTTGAGTAGTTCCTGTTAAAGAAAGTGTATCAGTTATAGGAATCTCATTGTGAGTTCCACTCCAAATAGTACAATCTCCATTTAAAAACTTATTAGTAGCTCCCTGATATTCAATTTCAGCATATTTATAGAATCTTCTAATTCTACGCTTAGGTTCTGCTAATATCTTAAAGTCTACACCATGAACTAATGTAGGAATACCTTTTTTTGACGAAGTATTAAGTGTCCCATCTAAAGAGAATTTACTAGCCTCTGTTATACCAAATATTAAATCTTTAGGCTTAACAAAATACCATTCTCCATAATTTTGATAAACAAAAGCATTAAAAACATTACAGAATGATGTAATTAAATCTAAATCACTTTTAAATTCAAAGTTATTATCCTTTAAAGCAGGAGTATAAACAAATGTTTGCTCTAATGGTGTGGAATATTCAGTCTTTGTATGTGACATAGCCCACATCTTACAAAGTACATTTAATGGGAATTCATAGCCAATTCCGTTTAAAGCTTTTTGAATTACATCTAAAACTCTTAAAATGCCAGGAGGCATCTTACCATCTATATCAAGCTTGCTTTTCTTTAATGTACTTAAACCATCAATTGTCTTAAATTCAATAGCAGGGTACTTTAAAAATACATCTTCATCACACAATTCTGGGCTTACAAAACCTCTCCAGAATAAATTACCAGCTCTGTAATACTCAATAATGTATTCCTTTTCATCTTCACTAATAAGTGAATCCATATTGATAACACCACCCAATACTTTGAATGTAAGAGACGATCCCTTTAATGGATAGAAGATATCATCATCTGCTGTAGGATAATCAATCTCAACTGGTCCTACTTGCCCATGAGGGATATCAGTAATTGTACCAGTGTAGTCTTTTTTAAGAATAAGTATCTTATTATTGCTAACAAGCATCTCGTTAAATGGATTGCAAAACCCATCAAACTCAAAGCGATATAGTATTCCGTATCCTGTCATTATCTTCCAGTTATTCTAAGAGTTGTTTCCATTGACTTGTTGATTGAGTAGCCAGTAGATGTTGCAGTAATTGAACCAGTCAAATCTACGAATAATCTTACAGATTGCGTAGAATAGTTTGATCCACCATATTGATAAGATGAACCACTTACTTTACTAGACATTGATCCACCAGATGAAGCACCTGAAATTGCTGAGCCAGTTTTATTCTTATCCATGCTAGCATCAACCTTACCAGCTAATGCTTTCATAGCACCACCAATAGCTACAGCAGCCATACCATAACCAATACCTAATTCTGGAACAGTAGCTACACCTCCAGTAAAAAATGCTTTTAATGCAGTTCCTACTATACCAGCAGCAATTGCAGCAGTACCAATTTTGATTAAATAATCTCCTAACGCATTAAGAATCATTGAACCAAGGGCCTTAAAAGCATCTCCTACAGTACCTCCAGAGAATAAAGCTGTTCCTACAATTTCAGCAAATCCTGCTGCTAAATTAACAGCTAAATCTTTACTTGCAGAATAAAAAGCTTGTCCATAATTTGCCATATTAGTAAGCAAATCTTGATCCATTAATTGGTTTGCAGCTTGACTAGCAGTTTGTTTACTATTTTTAGCATCTTGCATAAATCTAGCATCTACACTGTCAGACATAACTTTTCTAGCCTTGTTTCTATTAGTTACAAGTGCTTCGACAACTTTTTGCCCTAACTTCATTCTTTTGGATGCAAACTCTGCTTCCCAACCATCGTATTGAGCACCATACCTTTTAGCCTCATCAATCTTGCCTGTAAAATAGGCTCTCATGTCTTTTAGCTCCTCGGTATAATTAGTAGACCACCATTCTCTAGCTCTCATTCCAGCTAACTTATTGGCTTCGTCTAAATCCCTTAGTTTACCATAATAAGCAGCTTCGTCTGCTACCCATTTATCATGTAATCTTTGCCTTTCCTTAGCAGCTTTATCAAACTCTTTATTACCAGCATCTCCTCCAGGAGGCTTATCATCAAATTTGGGTTTGCCTTTTTTAGCAGCAGCTTCTTCAGCTTTTCTAGCAGCTTCTTCTAAATCATTAATTAATTTATAGTTATTAGCATACTCATGATAAAGCTTATATCTTTCTGCAATTAATTCAGTTTTGCTTTTATTATATTTAGCTTCTCCTGTAGCCTGATCCATTTCTGTAAATCCTACAGCAGGTGCTTTTTTAATTAATTCATCAAAATGCTTAATTCTTTGTTTAAGCTCTACATTGGCATCTCTTAATAAATTAGGATCTTTCTTAATAGCAGCATCCATAATATCATTATACATTGCACCTGCTGCTTTAGAAGCTACAAATGCTGCTGCCAATGATACTAATAACTTAACTAAACCACCCCCCGATAAACTGAGTGCCGACACTGTAGTAGCTAAAGATTTAGCTAATGATATTAATTTACTTATTCCAATTAAAATAGGACCAATAGAAACGCCAATAGCAATAAGTTTTAAATTCATTTCCTTGGCTTCTGGAGTCAATTCCATAAATCTATCTTTAAGCTCTCCAATAAAACCAGAGAAAGCCCTTAAACCAGCTCCAACTCGTAATTCATCATTTAAGACATTACCAATGTCTGCTAAAGCAAATGTTATACTCTCTTTTAATTTATTAAACGACCCCATTAAAGTTTGGGATTGTTTATCTAGCATTCCATAATATCTACCGCCTTTACTTGTAGCAGCTTCAAAAGCATCAGCAACATCTTGTACACTGATTTGGCCATTCTTCATTTCTTTTGTGAGAACAGCCATTGACTTTCCAGTCTTATCTGAAATAGCCTGCAATGGGTTAAATCCAGCATTAATCATTTGACGAGCTTCTTGCCCCATCAATTTGCCTGATGCTTGTACTTGACCAAATGCTAATGAAAGTCTTTGAAATTTATCAGAACTACCTCCTGATACATCTCCTAGCATTTTTGTGATAAATACTGCTTGCTCTGCAGATAATCCGTAACCTAGTAATGTTTGAGTACCCTTTGCAATATCTTGAAATTGCATAGGAGATTTAAGAGCTAAATCTTTTAACTCTTTTAATGTATCTTTTGCTACTTCTGCTGAACCTGTGAATACTTCAAATGAAACAGAAATTTGTTCCATTTCTGCAGAAGTCTTTAATGAAGCTACTCCTAATCCAACTAATGGTGCAGTAATTGCAGTGGTTAATTTATTGCCAATATTGCCAATAGCAGAACCAAATGCAGCTAATGATCTTGTAGTATTAGCCCCAATCTGATTCATATTGCCAGAAATACTATTTCTAAGCCCTTCTACGGAAGCAGATAATTCCTCTAATTTTTTGACAGCATCAGATACATCAGCCCCAAATACTACCTTATATTCATTACTTTCAGCCATTGTCTAAAGAGTTAAGCCATTTATTCGTTAGTTCATCCGAAAGATACTCTTTTTCTTTTGGTTTTTCTAAAACTTTTCCTATATCGTCTGTCCAAAGAGGCCATAGTTTCTTAGCAGTTGGGGCATCTTTACCAGCTAAAGCAGCTATTGAAGACCACATAATTTGCCTTGTATGCTCCCATTGCTCTGCTTTTCTAAACTCAAAGCCATGTTCATAGTCCAGAAATTCCCCTAAAGTCATTCTTTTCCATTCCCATGGCTTTAACCCAGTTTTATTTATCCTTGTAAGAATGTTCTTCCAAGTAATTATTTCTTTTTTTTTGAGTCAATCTTTAATTCAGGCTTCTCTAAATCACTTGGCATTAAATCGGCAGTAATCCAATCAACAACATTTACTACCTTACAAGTGACCAACCATTTAGTAGCAAGCATTCTGTTCCCTTTTAGCTTTCTTAAAACATCTTCAGCTTCATCATCTAAGCCATTTAAAAATAGCCAATAAATATGCCCACTTAAAAGCATATCTCTTGTAATTTCAATTAATCTTTGAGGATCATTTTCATAATCTTGCATATTAACAAGATCATTAAACTCTCCTCCTAATTCCTTAACATAAACATCGTTTATGCAACCTAATGAAAAGTCAAAGTTGATTTTCTTTCCTTCAAATGTAATACTACGCATTGTGTGTGTGTGTTTTGTGTGTATTTAAACAAAAAGGGTAGAGATTATATCCCTACCCCAAATGTAAACAAAAATTTTCAAATATTAAGCAGCAGTAGTCTTTGTTAATGGACCATTACCTTTTAGCTTAATATCTACAGTAGCAATCTCTTGATCACCACCTTTTACTGGTACTGACTCAACATAAGCTAAACCAGTTAATACTGTAGCTCCTGTAGCAGCAGTTTTGAATGAAACAGTTAATTCTGTTTGCTCTATCCAAGCAGTCAATAACTCATCATAAGTGTAGTTTGTTCCACCATCACTGTAGTCTAATTGAGCTGTAGCTGACAATCCCCATGCTTTACGGCCTGGAATTGCAGTTTCCCATACACCTGAATCCTTGGATGAAGTATCAATCATTGTAGTTGATAATTCGATATCACAAGTTGTTTCGTTTGCTATAACCTTAGTACCTACGAAGATACGCAAGTCTGTTCCTTTTACTAATGCCATTTTATTTCTAATTTAATTGTTCTAATAATTGACTAAATGTTACGATAATTTCTACTTGCCATCCTGTTGGCAATTGTGAAGTTAATGTATTTGTTTGATATTCACAATTCAAAACCTGCCAATTAGTTAAGTGGCTGCTAATACCATAATTGCTTGGCCCTAAAAGGACTTTACCAATGATTTGATTAACTATATCATTAGCTACTTTTTTGCCTCCTGTATCAGATACAAACTTAGTAATAACGTGAATATCAATAATCTCATCACGAATGAACATATCTTTATTACCATCATTTCTACCTGTCTGTTGCATAAATACAATGGCAGGAAATGCTGCTGTACTTGGAACTATTTCATCAAAAACCTCAACTGGCTGATTATTGCTAGTAATATTAGTTAAAGTTTCAAAATAAGCCTTTCTTAATTCAAATTGTGGGTCTTTTGCTACCATCTTATTAAGTTTTCATAAGGTTTTTAACCTTAGTTCCTGTTTTTCTTTTTATTTTATTAGATGCTAAAACGTACTGATGAAATAAAAACTTTTTTGGCCTTATACCTCTACTACTACCATCAGATTCTTTCCAACCAGAAATATATCTTGAATATGGTGTTAAAGTTGAAGTTAGTTTAAACCTTTTGCCTGTTCCAAAGTCTTGAAATGGTGCATAAAGTAAATTTTGCTTATTCCTACTTCTAGCACTAAACTCAATAGAAGATTCGTATTTCCCATTTTTTATACCGCCATTTTCCTGAAAATCATGACTTCTACTTAATAAACCTGTCTTTCCTACTGGTGCGTTTGATTTAGAATAAGCAGAAACTTTTTTAGCCTCATCTTGCACCATAGTAGGTATTTCATTAGCTCTTTTTACAGCTCTATTAAGCCTATTTTGAAATACCTTTAAACCAGGTAATTTAATTTTAATCATTTCTTACAGTTGCTTTAAAAGTTATCCACTGATTCTTAAAATCAACATTTGTGATATCAGAAAGTGCATATCTTTTATTCTTAAAAACCATTACTGTAGTAGTTTTAAATTGATACTCACTATTGTATCTAACCATACATTCGAATGATTGATCAGTACCAATTTGTCCACCTTCTTCATTTCTAACACCACCATAGTTGCCATAAAATGAACTTGTAGACTTTATATGCACATTACAGCTATACCCTTGACGAGAAGCTGCAGTAACACCTCCAGCACCATCTGGTATTTGTTCTACCA